TATCTATGCCTGCGTCCCAGTAAGTGGCTATACTCCGGTTCTCATCCTTAGTGCCGCCACCACCTACCCGGCTGGCTACACCGCAGACAATAGCCGCAAAATCGGCTGCTTCCACTGCGAATGCGCGAATGTTGGCACGATCTCCGGCCATCCCCTCACAGGCTACCTGGCAGGAGATATCATCCCTCGGTCTATCCAAGATCTCAAGCACCGGCCATATGGACGCTTCCTTCCTGGGTTTGCCTGGGGAGGGCCGACCGATTTCGACAGCCTGAATTATGCGCCTCTGTGGGCCTCGATATACCACCTCTCCGGCACAGGAGCATCTATCGCATCAGTATTCGGAGCTGCCGCGACTGTCTCTCGGAATTTCTACGATTTCGCAGACGACTTGAAAAATATAGGCGCTAGGATGATGACAGACTGGGAGTTTGCGCAGCTCCACAGTGGCACGCCAGAAGAGACGAATATCTACGGGAGCGCGAATCCGACGACCGTTGGTGGACATGTGGATACTGCATCCAGAAGGATCGTCTCAAACATTGGCTTGGAGGACATGTCCGGAGTCTGGTGGACTTGGCTCCAGGATCGGCAGAGCTACATAGCCGGAGCGGATTATGCCACAGCAATTGTGTTCAGCTACGAGGATATCAGCGGGACAAGAGGGTCCCATTACGGTCAAGGAACATGCCAGGCACAGGCAGCGGTTATTGCGGGCGGTTATTGGACTTCTGCGGCGTCTTGCGGTTCGCGGGCGCGTTATGCGCTTTATCGGCGGTCGGTTGCGCATTCGTCTTTCGGTTGCCGCGCGGTCGCGGAGCCACAGTAGTCGTTATTCGTGCCTATGCGCAGCATAGGCCGGTAATAGGTCGGGCGAGTCGAGCAGTTATTGCAGGCAGTAATTGGAATAATGCGACGAATTGCAGTTCGCAGGCACGTAATGCGAATAATCAGCAGTCGAATACGAATTCGAATATCAGTTGCCGCGCAGTCACAGATCTAGGATTGGTTGCGAAGCTAACTCCTAGCTGGACTCGCTGACCTTGTCGAAAGGCAAAACACACAACGGAGGAGAGGAGCAGCTAGTAACGCAAGAAAACGTTGCTTCTCTCAAAAATAATCATGAAGCGACACGGAAATCTTTGGGATAAGATAACTGAGCTGGATAATATCTACTTGGCATATAAAAAGGCCCGAAAAGGCAAGAGCTGGCAGAATACTATCAGCCGGTTCGATGATGATCTGGATGAGAACATTTTCAATATCATGGACGCTCTGATTGAAAAGACCTTCACCACATCTCCGTACACGGAGAATATGATCTACGAACCGAAGCAGAGGATCATCTACAAGCTGCCTTTCAATCCTGACAGAGTGGTCCAACATGCCTTGATGAACGTCCTTGAGCCAGTTTGGAGCGGCCTGTTCATCCATGACTCGTATGCATGCAGGACCGGAAAAGGAATTCATGCCGCAAGTCGAAGAACTATGGACTTTATCAGAGCGGCAGGACACGGCGCTTATTGCCTGAAAATGGATATCTCGAAGTTCTATCCATCGATAGACCACGACATCCTATTTGGGATCGTCCGGAGAAAAATCAAGTGCCCGGACACTCTATGGCTGCTGGGGGACATCATCTACAGCATTCCAGGAGGCAAGAACGTGCCGATTGGGAACTACACAAGCCAATGGCTTGGCAACCTCTACATGAACGAGCTAGACCAGTTCCTGAAGCACGAAATGAAGATCAGGTATTACATAAGATACTGCGATGACTTCGTTCTGCTCCATCAAGACAAGAGGTTCCTGCGACTGGTGGCCGAGGAAATAGAGCGTTTCCTTGCGGAAAGGCTTGATCTATCCTTGAGCAAGAATGATATATTCCCTGTACAGCAGGGCATAGACTTTCTGGGATACCGACATTTTCCGAACCACATTCTTGTCAGGAAATCCACCGCAAAGCGAATCAAGCACAGGATGCAGGAACTTCCTCGCAAGTTGGCCAGAGGAGAGATATCTCTGGACCAATACAGATCTTCAATAGCATCTACAGAAGGATGGCTTCTATGGGCGAATAGCTTCAACTTCAAGCAATCTCTGGGGCTTGCCAATGCCTGAACGGTTCGGAGACTTCGCCGAAGAAGAATCATTCGAAGGAGAGAAGCTCCGGCTCGACGAGGTCCTGAACAAAGAAATCCTGGTTATTGGATACAAAATCAAAGACAGTCACCAGAAGAAAGGCACACAATATCTCACGATTCACTTCGAACTGGAAGGTAAGCAGCACATCACTTTTACGGGCTCGATCGTGCTGATGAACCAGCTGAAGAAATATGAATCGCATCTGCCATTTCTATCAATTATAAAGAAAATAAATAGACACTACACGTTTTCATGAGGTGACACGATGAGAGGATACCCTAACGGCCCGCTCACCAAGCGGGATTACGAGAATCTGTTGACCATGCCAGAGTATGAGAAACGGGCCAAGGCAGATCTGGCAAAACTTGCAGCAATTGATGACAGCAAGTTCACCGTCGACCAGGGCACGGAAAAATCACCGAAACTCGTGGAAATTGACAACCCTATGCCGGCCTGGAAGCGAGCGGGGTTCAAAGACACATCAGAGCTGGTTGCTCTGGCAGACGTGAAGCCTGAATTGATCGAAAAGGCATGATTTCATGAGAGTGACCGATGTGGACTGACGGGCCATGTTCCGGGGATGGGACCGGGCGATGTCCTTTTCGTCCGGTTGGTGGCCGATGAAGTTCTAGCCGAAGGACAGCGAAGAAGAATAGTAATCAGGAGGGACGATGGCAAACGTTGAAATATTTCAGTGGGGCACTCAGACAATGGCCTGGGCGGGAGACCAAGGGTGCTCATGCTCGGGGCAGAAGACAGCGCTGCAATCCGGATATAAGTTTGAAGAGAGATGATTTCATGAAAAAGATTGATCCTACAAAGATCTGGTGGTTAATTTGACATCCGATAATACTTTAGAATCAATGAAAGGACCGATAGTTGTCGTGTCCCTCATCATCGTTTTTGGATTGGCCATAACATTTGGCCAGAACATGTCTGATGCGGACAAGCTGGTGGGCTTCGTGATCACCGGGTTGGCGACAGTTGGATACATTTCCACCCATCAGCAGAAGGCTCTGCTGGCTGCCCAGGGATATCTACAGCCCATAATGACTGAAGTGGTATCCGATATCCGAGGAATGGAGCCCGAAGCCCGAGTAATAGTAGCGAAACTTGAACAGGGGAAGGCCCCAACAGCTCAGGAGATCGCAGACCTCTACCCAGACATCGAGGAGCTTATCGGCGATCTCCAGAAGCTGGTTCCGGCTACACAATCGGCCATCGAGGAGGCGACGTGAGATGGATTATCTAATCCTGATATTTGGCCTGATCCTGGTAGTGGCGATATCGGTGGCAATTCTCATTGTCTACATCAAACGAAACGTCGAGAATGCGATGGTTGGCGCCATCGCCAAGATAGAAGCCGTAGCCGATTTCCTTGAAGAATCGGACGAGATCGAGCCGCCCGAGGCAAAGGCAAAGAGGTTTGTCGATCTGTCAGAAGACCAGATACTCCTAGACCTCAAGGTCGGGGGGAAAATGAGGCTGGCATCAATGGGCATTGCAGGCGTAAAGGCTCAGCTTGAAAGTGCCGCCTACATGTTAGGATACAACAAGGGGGGCTAGGTCATTCGGAGAGTAATCGTTTACTGGAGGCTGGCTTTTTTCGGCGCGCTGATCATATCGGCTCTTGCGATGGCGGGTTTGGTTCTGGCCGTAAGCTGCCTGAATGATAGTGATGCCAGCGTTTCAGAGCTGGATATATCCGGCTCAGGGGCCATGAGGGTCCAGAACTATGGCGACCACTACCGGGACGATTCAGGAGTAACGGACGGAAAGTACGTCTACAGCATGGACCGGACCTGGGAGGATGGAAACGAGACAGTCCAAAAGAGGTTCGTTTTAACCAGTTCACGGGGAGGCGGCCTGCTGGATCGAGATATCGAGATGATATCCGGGGCCGGGAACAAGAGAATCTACCGGACCACGAACATTGAAGGAGACTTTGAGGCGGGGTCCGAAACCACGTTCACCATCACGCCAGCAGGAGTCGAATCTTCGGAGTCCACGGTCACACTCGATGTCGCCAACGGCACTGCCCGGCTCGATATCAGAGTAATGAACCTGACCAACCATGGCCCGGCGACGATCCTGGATTTGCAGGCGGTCGGCAATTTCACCATGCGGAGCTATTATAATCTCTCGTATGAGGAACAGGCGCAAGTGATTGAAGATCCGCTGGCGTTCTGTTTCGCCCTGGACAGAGACAACATACGAGATACCACCGTGCCCGATTCTCTGTACTTCCTGCCTCCCGGCTATGAGATGGTAGACGGCAAGCTCACCAAGAGCCAGAACACCCCCGTGTCAGAGTCCGAAATAGAACCAGCAAACGTAGTACCGGCTGCCCGAAAAGAACGGGCGGCCAAATAATTTTGAGGTGATTGAAAAATGAGATACATGTTTCTACTGATTGC